TACGTTAGTTTGCGAAACTTTTAGTGAACGCCCAATTTGTTCTTCCAACTCTTGCACAATAAATGTCAGTTTATCTAAAGCATCTTCATGTGTAGCTGCTGGGAAAGGATCGTTAGCCACATAATCTGTTAGCTGCGTTCTGGCTGTTGTGCGTAGCAACACAACCGTCTCACCGCTTGCTGGTATGTTGCCAGAGGTAAACACAACATTTCCACCACTGGCACTCCCAACACCTGTTACAGTGTAGTGAGTTGTTTTAGTCTTAGTGGTTTCTGCGCCTGTCGAGTCAGTACGGATAATGACTGTAATATCATCATCATCAAAGATCTTGAAGTTATACGAAAACGTATCGTTAGATCCGTCACCGTTGGCGCTTCTTTTGGTTGTTGTGCTACTTACTGTCATATCAATCTCCAGTAGTTCCGCATGTTATCAAATAAATCGTCAAACGGCTAGTCCACTCTGCTTTCCGTAGGCAAATCCTCTGTGGCTATCCTTATGGCGTTCTGTATTCCGATAGCGTTTGAAAAAGGAAGGGCTGTTAGAAGTGACCTAGCCTTGCCTCTACTCATCTGATAGTCTGGGTTAAGACCTGTTCTTACCGCTGTTTTAAGTGCGTTTTCTGCACCAGTAGCACCAAACAAAATTTGATAACTTGGGTTGCCTGTTATAAAGTTGCTATCAAGTCCACTGCTTCTATAATTAGCAAAAAATGGATCAGCCCCATAAATATCAAATGCTGTGTCTACACCCCCCGGTATAAAAGCTGCATAACTTGATCTTGCAAATGTAGCTTTCGCTATAGCACTAGCCGAAAGCCTTTCTTCTTTACGTTCTCTTTTTTCTTTATCACTCAAGCCAATCATTTGGATGTTTTGCTGTGCAGTGTAAGCCAAACCAGCAGAAATAGACGAATACATCATGGCTTGAAAGGCTCTCATATCACGCATTGCAACATTATGAAGAAGCTGTTTTGCGTGAGAAACAACCATAAACGTCCTAAATTGAACCAGAACCTTTCCATATTCTTTAGTCATAAAGAGACTTAGGTTGCCTAAATCATTTTGCTGGATCGCCCTTCTTGTCCATCTGGCAACGGCTATACCTAAAACATCTCTGGCCTTTGGATCCCATTGCTCAAGATTGATTTCTCTTAATTTTTTGGTAGAAAATAAAAATGAGTTTTCTAGTTTTGCGTGTTTCTTAAAATTATCAAAAACAAGTTGTGCCTCCTCGTCACCAAGGCCAAGACTTCTCATTCTTTTCAAACTCAAAGACTTATTAGAAAAGGCCATATCTGCAAGGGTTTGCATAACAATTCTGGATGTTCCACGCTCAAGACCAAGAGTTATGGGAGCCATCCCTGATATGTCAGCAGTCAATCTTTTTGCTCTGTCGGCAGTTCTTTGTATGCCATCTAAGATACCGCGACCATAGGGTGAGTTAGTTTCAAGCTGATCTAATCTATGGATCATCTGATTTGTCATACGTTCTGCGCCAGTGCCATAGAACGCCTCAATGTCGCGCAAAACTGGGTCAGTCAACTCACCATTTTCAGCGCGTTTTATCATGGCCTTGAACTCAGGCACAACTCTTATCAGCCCTCGTATGCCGCCGACTTGAACAGCGTTACCAAGTTCAGCAAACTGTGCAAAGCCAACCTGATTCATAAGCCTGATAAAGTTAAAATCTTGTATAAGACGAGTAACCCTCATAAAGGCACCATCTTGATCGGGAGCGTTTGGTGGCCTTCTGCCTAAAATCATATTGTATATTGTTCTTGCGATCTCTTCTTCTTTGCCAATTCTTTTTCTGTTGCGCTGTCTTGCTTTCCCTACACCCTCATTAACAGCGTAATCCTTTGCTTGATTTATGAGAGACTCAAAGTCGCTTTCTGATTTGATGCCTTTTTTGGCAAGCGCGATACGTCCAGACATCTCGTTTGCATACAAGGTAAATACTTGTTCTGCATCACGCTCTTGCAAATCTTTTATAGAAAATATTTCTCTTGTGCCTGTGAGTTTGTTCGTGCCTTCAAACTGTGTTTCCATATCAAATCTAAGTCGATACTTTGCCCTTGACGGAACGCCTGTTTGTGACTGTTCAAACAAACCTAATAATCTATCTAATTCGTCATCACTGAACGGCCTAAATACACCGCCGTCCTCTTTGCCAAAACGCTCTTCTTTCATTATTTGTTTGAGCGTATCTCTGCTGTCAGCAGTAAACAATCGCGAAAATCCAGAGTCTAATCCGGCTAAATCGCTTTTGATTTTTATGTTCATAGCTTTGGCTATCTGTGCAGCCGCATCTTCAGTAAGATCAGTTGTTCCCCTTACTAACCCCTGTGTTAGCAAGTCTTCAATGCCAGCATCACCGATCTTACCTCTGAGGTCATCAAACTTAAATTTGTTCCATCTGTGGGTAAAATACGTCAGATTTTCTGGTATGTTTTCAAAACCTTTAACGCCAGCCTCTTTTGCTTCACGCAAAATATCTCTGTACAACTCTGCATTTCTTTGAGCCATGCGCTTAACGGCTGGAGAATGTATACCATTTGGGTTTTCAATAGCGTCTGCTACTTGCTCTCCAAAGGATGTTCTTTGCTTTGACTGTGACCTACGGAAAAAGCCAATATTATTTTCTTTTGCCCACGCTTTGTACTCTACACCGTAAGTTTGATAGAACCGTGCAAGTTTTCCTTTAAAAGCGTTTGTTTTTAACAAATCAGCGGTTGACTCAATGACGTTATCACCGCGCTTGCCAACAGCATCTTCAGCTAAAATCCTGCCTAATCCGTTGATAAGGGGATTGTCAGAACTTAGCAAATAGTTAGCCATATCTATACGGAGTGCTGAGAACTCTGACTTTTGCATCTCTCCAAAGTTCTCTATCGCCTTTTCTGTGGCCTCTGGGCTTCTAAGATTTCTTTCCATAAGAGGTGGGTCAAATGGGTTTTCAGCCGCGCCAACGCTTTTCTCGCCAAGCAAATCTTGTTTTGCCCTTGCCTCTAACTCTGCTTTTTGTACGCCTTCGACCTCTTGCAACAGGTTTTCGTGCGCCTGACGCAACTCTGGCTCGTTACCAACTCCTCTGCTTATCGCGCCTACACCGCCACCTAACAGCATCCCAGCAACGGCTGCGTACATGACGTCATATTCATCCCTTGTGACGCTCTCAGAGGCTATATACCCCTCTATAGCTGCGTTTGATGCCGCGCCACCTATCGCACCTCGTACAATCCGTCCGACTCTGGACAATTTAGCCCCCCAAACAACAGGCGCGGCAACTCCCCCCAGCACCCCGGCTGTTGCCGCTACAGGGTCAAACATGTTGACACCTATTCGCAAAGGTACACCGTACCAACCCCAAGACTGCATCTTCTTTTCGTTTTCTAAAGATGCCAAAACCTTTTCACGCATTTGTTTTGCGTGATCGAAACTGACCGTTTCCTCAAGAAAGTCGTGATGATCCTCTGGTATATCTTTAGTCAACTCATCAAACTGTTCTTGATCCAAACCCTCTTTAAGATAATTAAGATCTGGGGCGAAACTTTCCTTGTTCTGAAATGCGTAAGAGGTAATCCAGTCTTCTTCCTTACTCGCACCAATAAACTCTGAAAAAGACACTTTTGGCTTTTGAGCCTCTATCTCTCTTTCACGCTCTGCCTTTGCAAAAGCTTGAAACTCTGGCGTTTCAACCGCGACAGGTTTAGATGGGGTGAGGAAATCTTCTTCTGCCATCACATCATTCTCAAATCAAGTTGCGGTGTTGCAGGGTAGTCTTTTTTCTCCTGTTTTGCCTCAGATTCTATTTGTTTACCTTTTTGACTCAGCGCATCGTTGACGCTCTGCAAGCTATTATCTGCCGCCAGTTTCGCTGCATCCGGCCCAAGCTTCATCAACTCTTCTTTTGTGTAGGACATATACATGCCCTCTGAGTTTTGGATTGGAAAGCCGCCATCTCTGACTAAATAAAATCTATCAGCCGTACCCTCAATATTAAGCAGTCCTAGATTGCCTTTGTCTAACTCTGCATCCTCAAGCATTTGTTTGTTTGTTTCAGCAAAATCATCAATGACTAACGTGGCTATTTGTTTAATGTTTGATAGTTCGCCACCTTTCTCAAACTCAGGCAGATTAGGAACAAGCACAGAGCCAATCAAAGTATGAGTCCTAGCCAGATCTTCCCCAGCCCTTTCAAGTGCTTTGTCTACGCCAACGCCCATTTTTATATATTCTTTTGCAAGTTCTTTTATTTCTTGTTTCATGTATCCAGTGTTTTGCGGTGACTCTAAATCAAACTTGTACCAAGGTTGGCGAGTAAGTTGTGCGTCTGTAACATCTAAAGTCCTGTCTAAATCTTTGGCAAACGACTCTGGGTCAATGTCCCCTTGCAACCTCATCTGCTGAAGCGCACCCTCATCGCCGTAAACATCAGACAAGGTTTCAAAGCTTCTCCACCAAGCAAGATCTTTTGCATTGAGATGCTTATTCAATAAGTCTTCTCTCATCTCCATGTTTCTAAACAAGGTGATGGCAAACCTATCCTCATCGTCAATATCCGTCTTGTTTGGGTCAGATAATCTTCCTTTATGCTTTACAAGTGTGTCTGTGAAAACTTGTGAAGTCACACCATTCTTCTGCAAAAAGTCTAACTGTTTTTGTGGGCTATCCTTCAAAGCATTTAGGTTTTCATTTACAACGACTTGAACATCAGTCCCTGTAGCTTTGAGATCAGGTTGATTAGATGCGTTCAGCAAATTTCCATTTCTAGCCGCATCTCTCAATACGTCACGTTTGTTTTCAGTTTTGACGCTTTTGGCTAACGCTGTCCTTACCCTTGCAACCCTTGATAAAGTCTGCTGGGCTGCATCACCAAACTTGTCGGCTCTTTTAGACAACGCACCGTTTGGACTTACTTTGCTCTGTAAAAGCTGTTCAGTTTGAGTAAGCATTGATATTACTTCTTCCGTTGTCATATCTCCTGTCGCAAGTCCGTTCTGTGCGGCTTGTGACATTTGTTCAGCGGCTTCAAGCGCACCTAACTCAATGTCCCTTGTTTCTCTGCCATCTGGGTTGCTGACCTGACTTTGAAACATTGACAATGGGTCTTCTGACTCAGTTATGTCATCAACAGCATTTTGCTGTGTAAGATCTACCAAATCTTTA